GAGCGGTCTTCGCGGGAGCCGTGAACAACGTACCACGAGACGCCTGAATCAGACCATCGGCATTAATAGCCATAATGGTGCCTTTCTACTTGAAATTGATAAAAGAAAAGGCCTGACCGATACCGGTCAAGCCTTGAACGAATCGCGGGCAGTCACAACAGCCGACAGCCCATACTCCTTGACGTTCTTGCCTTGATTCTCTTTCGCATCAGACTGCCGCTTCTGCGCCGTCACAGACACGGTGCCAACCGTTCCAGCTGTCGTGGACTCCTCGAACGGCCAACCCTGCACCGTCTTATACAAGTGACGTGCAAAACCGTGAGGATTGTTACAGTCAGCGGCCAAAACCGTGAACGTCACGCCGAAACGCCACAATCCACGGTCAAACTGTTCGGGAGCGGAAACATAATAGAGAAGAACCTGTCCACGTTCACCGTAAGCGTTCAAAGGCAAGTCAAGCTCGCTGCAAACCTTCACATCAGGCCACTCCTCGCACGGATACGCCCGATTCAACAGTTCATAAACCAACTGTTCCGCATCAATCGACTCACGAACATCAATGGCAAGACGCTGAAAAATGTTGTCCGTCACAATCTCACCCGACTCAACGAATCAAACATGATATGTTTACCCGGAATACGCGCTCTCGGATCACGAGGCCCATACTTGTGTTCAAGCCACCGGTTGAAATAGCCGAACTCCAAATGCGGAGCGATCTGCGTGCCATCACGGCCCATGACGGACATGACAATCTGATGATGCCAGCCGACTTTGCGAACGGAAACCTCGATCCTATCCGCGACGCTTGAATGCGTAGCGGCCTCATTCGCCTTCGCGCGGACGGCAGACACGCTATGCACGGCGGCGCGGCGTGTAAGTTCCGGCCCATACATCTTCGCAATATCGGTAGCGACGCTACGCCGAATCGTGACCCTTCCCAACGCCACCCACCTCCTTCACCCATTCAGGCTCGGAAATGCCGCCATCAAGATAATCGCCAATAACAACACGACGTGCACGAACCTCCCAATGCCGGGAGAAACGAGAACCACTCCCACGCCACGTAGGAGCGCCGTCAGCATCGTAATAATCGCCCTTATACCAGATCCGGGAATAAATGTCGCCGGGCCATTCCCTCGCAATAATCTGCAAAGGAGTGACCTCTTCCAAACCGCCGGGGTTATCCGAAGATGGCGTCTTATCCTCAGCGCCGGAAATAGAGAACATGCCGGCCTGTTGCGCACGACCCTCAACACAGCAGATGACCTTCACCGGATCGCCAGTCTGCACATACTGGCCGCCGTGCGCGTCCTGAACATGCTTGCGAGGAATCACAACGACATAATCCGTGTCGAACAGTTGTTTCTGACCACCGTAATGGGTTTGGTCATCCTCGTAGAGGTAATGGCGTTCATTCGTATCATCGTCAAACAGAAACGCCATCATCAACCTCCATAACCGGGGTCGAAACCAAGACTGATGTGTGACATCGTGCCAGCGGATTCAGCGAAACCATTCAGAATCGATTTCTCAGCTTTCGACAAGAACAGCCGGGGACTTGGATCATAGCCAGGCTGATTCTGCTGCGGATCATGCTCCGTGTACGAGTAAGAACCGTTCGCTTCGGTTTTGAACCGGTTGAAACGTACTACGCGTAACACCATTTCGCATACGACCGACGCGAAATCACTTTCAGAGAGACGCCCTTTCTTCAAGCGTGTCCGGACAATCGGGCATTCGCTCAAACAGATGAGAGCGGCCTTGCGGCATTGAGCGGAAATCCAATCAGTGTCGAAATGCTCTTCAAATGAATCCGCGTCGGCGGAACCGTAGACGCGCATATACTTCAACCAGTCGATGTTGTCGATGATTGCCGTGCTCATACGCGCCTCCTACATCATGCGGTCAGTACAGTGGCCTTCAAAGTGCTGTTGGACTGCACAAGAACCGGCAATGCAGTACCGTTCACGTAAGCCTCGTATCCCGGAGTCGAAGACGGAGTATTCAGCACGGCTCCGATAGGGCCAGCGTTCTTCTCACGGCTGATGCCATATGCAGGAGTCTGAGCTTCAGCGGTCGGCCCCAACGCGGTGTAACCCATGTTCACGTCACCGAAAGCCGGAATCAGCAGGATGGTGTTCTCAGGGAAGAAGCTCTTGACGCCACCCGGAAGAGTAATCTTGGACTGGCGAGCGAAATCACGATACCTTTCGTCAACAACGTAAATATCCTGAATGCCGGTGTACAGGCTCAAAACGCTCTTCACATCATTCTCGGAAACAAGAGCCGGAAGGGTGGAACCCTGACCGCGGAACAAGTAGTTGATGATGGCCGCGTTGGACGTCAAAGCGTTCACAACCTTACGGGTGGTGACCATGATGGTAGGACGCGCACCCTTCTTATCGTCGATAAGGTCGGACCATGTACGCAAATCCTTGACCGGATCACCAGTCTTGTCCCAAGTCTTCGTAGTTGTCAAAGAAGTGGATAGTGCAGAATCACGTGCATAATCCCAAGCTGCATCCTCATTGGATTCTGTGATGCCGAGCTTCGCGTCAACGGCGACGGCCACACGCGCCTTCTCCAGACGGTAGGCCAATTCCTTGCCCAACTGAACGAAATAATCGCTCAGAGTGGTCTTCAAATCTCCGTTGGTCATGGAAATGTTGCCATTTGCGATGTCCTTTTCGGACACGCGCATACGCTTACGCAACGGCAGCATGGAAGTGTAGGACAGCTTCTCGCCGCCAACAGTACGACCATACGGTGCCTCAGCATCCCAAGTGGAGAACTTCATCTCATCAACCTCAGGATCATCCTGATTCGGAGTCCACTCGACAGACAAGCCGGTGAACTGGTCCGGCAGGATGGAAGCGAACGGCAAAGCTGCCGTAGTTGTCTGATAGGCTCCCAGCACGATGGCGGAAGCCTCGTCGGGAGTAATGATGTCCTTATTCAACAGACTCATTGAAAAACCTTCCTAATATGCGAAAACCCGCCATGATGGGCGGGTTTCAAACGGGTAGAAACTAAACTCAGGCAGTATGGCTGGTGTCACTTGCGGATGCGGCGGCAGTTGCCGGATTCAACACGGTCACATGCGGAGCTGCGGCGCCCTTGTCATAATCAAGGAACAATCCCTCCAACTTCGCCTTGCTGAAATCAACGGTGTACGGCAGATTCTTCTTATCGATAACACCCATATAGCGGACGCCGACAGTCGGATACTGATCCTCGAAACCGGTACGAGTGAACTGCACATGCACCTGAGACTCCAAGAAGCCGATGATCGTGCCATTACGGCCATCGGAAGCGTTCGGATCGTACGGGCCATAGTTGTTGGTTCCAGTAATCTGAGCCAGCGGAATACCGGATTTAGTCCAAGCCTCGTAATCATCGTCGGTAATGGACGCGAAGTAATCGTTCTCATGCGACTTGTCCTTGGTGAACGTAGACAAGTCAAGCTGTGCTTCACGCACACCATCGGTGATACGATTGATAAGCCAAGACTGGTCATCCTTCGGAGCGGTCTTGGCGACAGTATGAACCATCTGATTGGCCATATTTATCTCCTTATAAAACTATTTCTTGATTTCGGAATGCTTCACGCCGTAGTTGTAAGCGTCGGAAACGCTTGACTGCGGCTTGCACACATGCATGTTTCTGCTCTGCAACTCCTTCGCCAACTCCGGCGATGGCTCACATGGAGCATTCCCATCATTCTTTTTCTGCCCCGCTTCAACCGTTTCAGTCTTGCTCGGCATGAACTTCACAAAAGCGTCAGCCCATTCGGAAATCTTTTCCGGCTCAGTCTCCCCACACAAAGTGTCGAAAGCCTCGTCGGTAATCTCTGGATGCAGTTTCTGCGCCTTCAAACGGGCTATCTGCACGTTCGCCTTGGCAAGAGCGCCCTCAGTGTCGGCAAGCTTCGCTTCGGCGGCATTGGCACGATCACGATTCTCATACATCTTCTGCTCGTTCTCACGAGCCTGATGCTTCCACATGCCCAACTTCTCGGAAAGGTCATCCGCACCATTCTTTTGAGTCGCGGTATCGGCGGCTACAGGAGAAGTGGCAGTGTCCTTCGGCTGCGCGTTCACGCCCGTTTCAGGCGCATTCGTAGATGCCGCCGTTTCAGCGGTATTGGTATTTTCATCAGCCATTAGGCTTGAATCCTTTCAATAGTGTTATGCGGCTTCGCCAAGCATCGACCGCATCTGGTTGAGCATGGTCTTCTGCCATGCCATAGCCTGTTTCAAATTCTTGGAAGGCTTGAACGTGAACGTCCTACCCTCATAGCGGAAAGTCACCGGTTTACCGGCCTTCTGCACTTCCTTGTAACGCCGATTGAACTCGATTGCCCGATTCTCCATACGACGGCACTGAGCCAACGTGGATTTACGGTCAGGCGTATGCCAAGCGTCAGAAGCCTTCGACGGAACTGGACTGGGCGTATCCTTCGCATCCTCGGCAAGAAGCACAGGGCCCAACTCGCCATGAGTAATGGTCTTGACCTTCACCTGCTTCAACGCGGACGCGGTAGTACCACCAGCCTCGGCGTACAAGCGTTTCAAATCCTTCTGATTCAACTGGAAACCCGGATCGTAATCACTGCCAGCCGGTGCCACACCACAATGACAGTTAGCGTGCAACGGCAACAAGTCAGCCGTCGAATACCATCGGTCAGCCGCCACCACGCACAAGCCACAAGAACCCGTCTTGGACAGTTCGGGATGTAACACCCTGCGATACTCCAACACCTTGCTATCCTTGTACCGTTCAAGCGTGGCGCTCGTCTGCGCCCTCGAAACATCCTCGTCAACAGTGGTCTGCAAACGGTTGAACGCCTGTTCAATCCACTTATCAACCTCGCTGAATATCTCATCGGTCTTGCTAGGCCACGTTTCAGGACGAATCGTGGGGTTTTCCACCGCAAGACTCCGATACGTGTCAGCCGGACGTTGCGCCACAAGCCACGGATCGGTATTGTCACGAGGAAACACCAAACTAGGCACATCCCCCTTCGGAGTGACGCCCACAAGCTTCAACGTCTCATTCGCATAGGAGACGCCCAAACGGCGCACCTGCTGAATCAACGCCATCTCCAACAACGCCATACGGGATGCGACGGCAAACGTCATACCATCATTCCACCAGTCAGCGGGCGTCAGCATGTCCCACATTCTGTGGGCTTGACTCACATACTGGTTCACCAGCGTTGCACGAGCCTGTTCAAGCGTGTTAGACAACGATTCAAGCGACTTACCGGCCATCAGGACTCGGACTCGCCTTCATCGACAAGCTCACCCTCGACGTTCGGCAAACCATCCACAGCGGACTGGGTTTCATCATCCCAACCCGTAGCCGGTTCCACAGCAGCAACAGGCTTCGCATTACTCTTATTAGCCTGGCCGGAAATGTTGAACTGGTCTGCAAGACGGTTCATATCATCCTCCGACACATCCTGAGCGGTGAAGCCCATCTTGTGCGTGAGAATCGTCCTACGCGCCAACAAGCCACTCTGATACAACAACTGGCAAGCCTGAGCCTGTTCCAGCGAACTGGTCGTGTCCATCGGCTTCCACACCATCTCAAACTCGGACGCCGAAGCATTCGCGGTTTTAGACGCGGCCAAAGCCATACGCACCATACGCACGATAGGCTCAGAATCCAACTCGTTCATCGTCTGCACTTTGAACTTCAACGTCTCACGCTTCAACTCAGCACCATTGGCGGAACCCTGCACGTCAGGCGAAAGAATATCCAACGGAATGCCAGCGGCGGAAGCCAACTGCTTCACATCGGCCATGATGTTGTTCTGCAAAGAACCGGTATCAGTGGTCTGAGACTCCCAAATATCAACACCATCAGGAAGCTTCCACAACGCCGCAGGGCCAACCGCGAACGTGGATGCCAAATCAATAGGGTCACCAGCCTGCTTGTCTCCGTCGATGACTTCCTGATCCTCTTCGGTGTACGTGGTTGGAACGGTGCCTTTGATGGCACGCTGTCGGAATGCTTGCATCATCGTGATGCACAAACGGTCGAACGTTTCACGGTCGATACGTTTCAGCATCGGCAGATACGGCTCGAACAATCCCTGCCCGTCAACCGTGCTCAAACGTACGATAGGGAGCGAATCGCATCCCTCCGCATAAGAGAAATCAGATGCTTGTGAATCCTCAGCCCACTCCCAATCGCTACCAGGCTCCCAAGCTTTCGCATCAGACGCGAACTTAGCAACCGACGAAACATCGTTAGGATCAACAACGGAACGATCATGTTCACGTTGTGCCGTCTTGGAATACACTTTCGTCGTGGTCTTGCTGTCATCAACAACAAGACGATACAATCGAATGACTTCCTTGTTCTCGCGGTCCAGATACGTGTATTGGATAGCAGCAGTCTCACCAACATCCATCCAGCATTCCCAAGGGCTGAGAGGCGTGATGAATCTCCCACGTCCAGCATTGGAAACCAAGCCAAACGAGCATCCGTAATCGCCTTTGTCTGGCAGCATATTGCGACGAAGAATAAAATTCAGGCCGCATTGTTTCGCCATCCTATCGGCATCAGTGTCCTTCAACGAGGAATCCTCGACCTTACGGAAACCATTAGGCTGCTGACGGTCGGTCACGCTCTCACTGATACGACGGGCGAGATTCACAACACCCAACTGGCGCATCAGCTTGTACACTGGGGCAGCGTTCGGATCAGTGCCTTGAGGCACACTGTTCGCATCCACCATCTCCCTGCCATCCTTGAACAGTTTCAATTCGGCAAGATACGGCAGACGAGCGCCCCACTCCCGCGCCAGATTGGTAATGACGTAAGCATCATCGTCATCATCGGAAGCGTTCTTAATCATCAACGAGTCAGACACTCGAAATCACCACCTAGTAAATTCTCATCGGAGCGGAACGACGTTTGACCTCAGCCAATTCCAAATACTTTCCACGAGCCGTGTAAGCCAACAGGCCAGCCATGCACGCATCAATCTTGTCCGGCGAATTAGGAGACTCCTTATAAATCGCATAACCAGTACGAGTCTCACGCCTACGAGCATTACGGAAATGATTCACCAACCGCGGATCAGCCAACAATGCGATATCATCCTTGACCGGCTTCGACTTACGGTCAGGCTCCGTATATGGGTAACGGAACGCGGTATGCGCGTTATCCAACGCAACCTGCATGTCCTTATACCAGTTGTTAGTCCAGAACTTGATCTTGTCGCCGCTCTTACGCGGCCCGACCTTCAACTTCTTCCCGTAATCCTTCTCCCAACCGCCAATCATCTGCTCGAAATACGCGACATCAGCGAAGAAGCCGACCACATTGTAGTTGTCCATCATCCAACGGGCCATGCCGTCGAACGCATCACGGTTCACACGCCAAGTGGCCTTCTCAGGCCCATCAGGAGCGGACTCCAACTTGATAAGGAACAACATGCCATCGGACACGCGGCAACCCACAAGTGCCGTAGAATCATCGGACACGGAACCATCGAACCCCAACGTGATAGGCTCACGTTTCGTCACGAACCGTTGCCACGCGCCATCCAAACGAATCGAATTGAACGCGGTATGCATTTCATCCCGATACAGCATGTGGGATTGAATGTCGGACTCCGTAAGCCAAGCATCATGCACGCTCGACAAAGTGTTGAAATAGTAGCGCATCGAATCCGCAGGGTCTGAATCAGGCTGGTAAATCTGATCCATCTGACCATTCAGGTCAATCCACCCATCCTTCGACGGGCCAAGCTCACCATCCCAATACGTGTGACCCTCGGGGTCAACACCATCAGCATTCAACACGGTCATACGACCATCGGGCAATATCAGATGATCCTTACCGTCCGAACTCTTCGCACTCGCACCATACGCGATCTGCAAGGCGCGGAGAACCTTCTTCTCGTCAGCGAAATCATCCAAGTCGATGTTCGCGTACACATGGTCGAAGTAGATGCCGCTACGATGCTTGATTTTGCCCGAAGCGGTATCCCACGCATACTTGTACGATGTTTCAGCGATGGACTCTTCGCCAGGCTTGTACATGGTGGACGTTTCAAGAATCCACGGGTCTGCATCACCTTTACGTTTGCCGAGGTTACGTTGAACGGTCTTGTACATGTTGCGAAGCTTGTTCGTGTTGTACAAGTGGGTTTCATCGCAGGCGGCGAACGTTTCCAAACCGCCATCCTTGGACGCGGCACCACTCGTGGTGGGAACAATCTCCCCACCTTCCGGCAAGCCGATACGGGTACGACCAACATCAAGGCCGACACCCTTCAACTGGCTTAAAGGGCCTTGATCGCAGTTGTAGTAAATCGAATCGAAAATGTTACCAGTCTGACCTTCGGCGGTAGCCAAGCAGAGAATCTGCGGCATCTGCACCATACGTCCGACAGGCTCACCCTTCGCATACGGGTAGACCTCGCCCAGAAACTCGTAAGTCTCCCCTTCTTCCGCCCAATGGTCGAACCTGCAAGGAGCCAAACCCTCGAACGCGCAAATGCCAGCGGCCTTACCGGACTTGTTCTTACCCTTCGCACGCGAATAGAACACACGATTGAACCGGCGGGTACCCCACTCGGTCAACGCATAGGCGTGAAGCATGAACACGTACTCGTCCATGTCGAACGTCTCAGGAAGGCCAACGCCGCCACCACGACCTACACGGAAGAAAGTCTCAATCCACCAGACCGCGAACATTCCCATCGAACGAGTCAAATCCTCGCCATGCAATTCGGGAATGCGCGTATGCATCAGGCACCACCATCAATGACACGCAAACCCAATGCGGAAGCACGCTGCCTGTTCCGTTGAACGTTACGAGCACCCTCAGTATCGCCCTCATACGCGGAAGCCTTCATATCGTCAGGCTGCGGAGCATCGAACTTCAACCGCACCCGAGCCTCGGGTGTAATGCCCAACGTGGCCTCACGCTGACGAATCTCAGAAGCCAACATCCAACGGCCCTTAGTCTTCGGACGCCAGAAATCATCCTTCAACAACGCCAAATCCTGAACCGCGTACCAGTCGGCCTCAACACCCATACGCTGAGCCAACGGACTGACACGAAGCGACTCATACCACTTCTTCGTCCGTTCAAGCCACTCCTGCCCATCAGGGCGAACAGCAGGAAACTCCAAACCCATCGGACTATCAGGCGCACGAAGAATCGGATTCTTCGACTTCTGCGCACCACGACCATTACCAGCCACAGCCAGCCTCACAATCCGCCCGTTTCAGGCAATACGCGAAGCTAGGACGTTCCACCCTCGCAACGCTTGTGAACCAGCAGACGATTCGCCAAAGTCGCACTATGCGACTTCTCCAACGGAACCTTCCACACGAAAGCGGCACCATCGGCACCACTCGAACCAACATCAACCGGCTCATGGCATTTCGCGCACAAGCCGCCACACTTCTCAACCACCTGAGAATCAGTAAAAGACTCAACAACAAGCTCGGACTCAAGCTCGGACACATCAATCGGACGCACATACATAGTCGTTTCAGGCTTCACCGGCAACGACTTATCATCATCACGAGCACGCTTATACGCCACACGGCAACGCCCAGAACAAAACAACTGGTCGGAACGCTTCGGATCAAACCACGTATGGCATTGAGGACACATGCGCTGGCGCAACGGCTTCAGCGGAGACCCCGAATACCGGTCACGGTCGTAATGCGAACGACACAATCCCTTCGCACACACCGGATTAGCGCAACCGGCAACCGCGCACATGAACTCATTCACTTGAAAGCCGGGTGAGAATACCAACGCTTCTCCCTCCGACTCCGCCCCTTCGCACGACGAACCTCAGCAGACTCACCCTCGGTCTTCCGCTGATGATGCCAACGACACAACACCCACAAATTCTCAGGACGATCATCATCATGGACGGGATTACGAACCTTATGGTCAACCTCATTCCCATACCGTCCGCACAGGCGAACATTCCCGTAATCATCCTTGACCGGCCACTGGCACCTATGCCCATCCCGTTCAAGAATCATCGCACGGACACGCGGCCAATCAGGATTGAACCGTTCATCACGATGGGAACTAGACCACGCCACAATGCCTCCACAAAAACAGGGTTGGCCGGTGCTGAGCAGGAAAACACGCCAAAGGGGAAACATCCCAGCAGGAAAAGTTCTCAGATCAACCAACCCAAGTGCTCCGGGAGGGATTCGAACCCTCACACCCTACAGGTAGCGCATTTTGAGTGCGCCGCGTCTACCATTCCGCCACCAAAGCAAAAGAACAAGCGTCCCACACTCCACCCACAACAGGAGCATGGGACGCTCGTTCAACCCCCAGAGAGCCATAAGGAACCAATGGCATCACCACAATGGCTTTTTACCGCCAGCCACGGCGCGCGGATGCTGAGGGAGTCGAACCCCCGAACCGTTCCCGGTCGCCACCTTAGCAAGGTGGTGCAATAAGCCACTCTGCCAAGCATCCAAAATGCAAGAGCCGCCGCAGCGACTCAGGAGACTGTTCCCGCAGACTAGGCGGGTCAGCTAAAACTAGAGCCGCCACAAGACGACTCCGAAGACCTTTCCCACAGCCTGTGGGTAGGCTGAGCACAGCATGTTGGACTCGAACCAACATCGACGGTTTTGGAGACCGTAATGCTACCGGTTGCACCAATGCCATATACCCGACTTAGTTAACGTCCAAGTCGGAAAGACGTTCGGCATGGTGGAATGGGCTTTACCACCAACGGCAAGGAACGTGAAACATCTATGCACCCGTTTGGCCGTGCCTCCCCTTCGGTCATCAACCACCTGATTAAGGCAGGGAGCCTCTTATCCCCCACATGTTCCAGCGGAGATATTCGAGCAATGCCATCGATCTCATAGGCAGCTACCCCATGAAACCTAGAGCAAACCCCGGGAATCGAACCCGGCAACCAAAAGGCTGTGCCAACAGGATTGCAGACCAGCCCAAAATAATAGGTACGAGTCCATATAGGCCACGCCCGGGATAGACCGGTCGGACTGCTGACCGTACCGCATCTAGAATCCTCACACTCCCCTTGTGAGTGGACGGTCAGACGTTGATGTGGCTTAAGCTAGCTTCACCGCCATCAACATCAATCCAAGGAACATTATACACAATATGTAGGGTGCAGAAACGGTTGCAACCACTAAATATGTGAAGACTTCGTAAGTAACGGGTAATCCAAAAATGTTCCAGCGAGCATTCAGCGTCAGCACTAGAGAGCCAGCGGCCTTGCTTTTTGCGCCGGGGGGACACTCCCCCACGGGGGTTGTTTGTTGCATGGTGCAACATTGGAACGTCTGTATGATTGCGTTTTGGCGTGTCGTGTGGTATCGCGCGGGCACGTTCCTCTTATGCGATCATGTCCGTGCCCGTCGTGGCCGTCGTGGCCGTCGTGGCCATGGCGTGGCTGTGGCCGTGCCGTGGCGTGGCCGTCGTGCCCTGGACGTCGTGACGCCCCTGGGTGTGGCCGTGGCGCGTCGTGGCCGTGGCTGTGGCGCTCGCCGTCTTTGTGTCGCCGTCGTGTGGTTGCGACACGCCGACGAATGCTAGTGTTTGCAATGGTTTTGGCGTGGTCTGTATTGGCTTGATTTGCGTACCAATATTGGGACGTGTATAGTGAGAGCCATCAAGCAAACGACAACGAAAGGAACGGAGATGAAGAGACCACCACCACGAAGGCCACCACCGCAAGGACGGTGACACGAAGCCCCCTAACAGGCGCGGCATGGATGATTGACAACTGAAGAGTGGACGCGACAGAGACGCGACGGAATGCGACTAGGCATGATGCACCCTCACACCATGCAAGGCCGAACCGTCGTCGAGTCGCCAACGTGGCGCGGTGTCCGGCATGGAATTGTCCCGCGCTGTCTGAGTGGTCTACAATGGCCTCTAATCCAAGTTAGGAGTAGGGCCATGGGATTAAAAGAATTAAGAATGAAACGCGGCATGACGCAACAACAGCTGGCTGACAAAGTCGGAATGTCCCGACCTCGCATAGCAGCGTATGAAAGTGGCACTAATGACGTTTCCAATATGACACTTGGTAATGCGCTTAAATTCTGTTCGGCCTTGCATGTCGCTAATCCGCGTAAGTTACTTGATTCTGATTCTGAAACTTCGGCAGATTCTAAGTAATCCGCCAGGGCTATCGGTGCTCTTTATGGGCGCGGTAGTCCACGAATGAGTTGAGCCGGATAGTTGCAGCTATCCGGCTCGATTGCTCAGTAATCATTAACCAATCTGACTAGAGCCCTCTCATTTTAGCAAGGGGGCTGGAATGGAGTATCAAAATGTATACCGTTGATGAGACCTACAAGAATATCGAAGCCGAGTTCAAGCCCCGCAGCAAGTGGGACCAGGGCGTGAAGGATACCGCGCTGGCATTGCTTGATTCGCTCGACATGCCCGAAACGGTTCTTCCCGACCACTTCGGATCGCGTCGCGCGCTGTTGCTGAACGGCGCGGACAATTGGCGGGAATACAGTTACGGCGGGTGCGCTCTCGTGTACAACGAGGATATCGCCGCCCGGTTCTTCACCACGTCCGAAATGCGCCGGTACATGGCTGATGGTCATGATGCAAGCATGGCGTTCCGTGGCGAGCCTCTGCTTGACTTGCAGGCGCGTGCCCTCAGCCAGGCGGAGCGTGTTATCAGCCGGTACGCGCGGGAACGCTGAGGGGCAAGTCATGTGTGGGAAGTGCCCCATCGATCAACGTTACCCGTACTACGGTTTTCCTGTGACGCCAGATTCCCGCAAGCTGCGGGATGAGGCCGAGCGTTACCGTGAGATCGCTATCCGCTGTTTCGTTGCCGAGAGCGATTGTGCCGACGTGAAGCGGGCGGATGCGCTGTGGCGTGAGATGTGCCGTGCCGGTGATGAGGCGCGGTTTCTGTGCAGCAATGCGCGTCGTTTGGAGATGGAAGAAGCCCTACAGTGTCGGGCTATCGAATATCCCAATTGTCCTAACCGCAAGCGTATGCGCTGACTTATTCCAGGCTTTCGGGCGTGAGCCTATCAATCACGCCCATATAGCCCGTTCGGGCATTACATTCCAACACAATCGAGGTGCTTTAAAAATGTCTTTTGTTACAGTTGATTTTCCTGATATTCGTGAATCTGATTCCGCAGAGTATGCGTATCTCGCCAACGTGTACAACACTACGTATTCACACAATCAAAACGCTTGGCGTTCGCCTGATGAAAACAGGCTTGACGGAACCACGTATGCCGCGTGGTGGTTGATGGATGAATACTATACGCGCGGTGAACATGCCATGATTGGTGAGTGCCGCCGCCTGTTAACGAAACGTTGCCGTGCGGAACTGCACAGCGAACACAATAGAGAGTTTTGCACCGGATTCTACACGGTTGTTGATTCCGTTCTTTCCAAGTGAGGTGTTCGCAATGCGCAAGAAGATTACTCTGCTTGTTGCCGTGCTTGTTGGCCTGTTGGCTTTCGGCGTGGCTTGTTCCACAGCGCTTTCCGATCAGCCGGTTGCCGATCCGCATGGCACGCCTGAGCAGCAGTGGACGTGGTGGCGTGAAACCTATGCCACGAAGGATTACGGCCAAGCCGACCTAGCGAGCTACCGCGAGTTGTCCAATATCCCGCAGTGCGGCATGGAGGACGGTAGCACTTCGGACGGTTACGAGCGTATTTGCGAGTGGCGTGGAAGCGTTGACGGCAATCAATCCGGCACGTCATATGTGCTCGTGAGTGGCAGCAAGGTTTTGGAATGGTGAAACCGCTCAGGGCCGTGCGGTGAACGGCCCATCAAATAATCAAGTTTTTTATACAAGGGAGTTTTAAAATGTCGAACAACAAAGTTAACGGCCTGTGGGCAGTCAATTCGTCCAGTGTCTTCATGTTTTTCGATTCCGTCAATAGTCCGAGCGTGTGGCGTTTCGAGATGAAGGATGGCGTTGAATCATGGCGTATGATTCCGGGCGTGAAGAATGCTCAGGCGGTGCGTGGTGTGGCCGCCGCATATCGTGCCGATGGTGGCACGTGGCTTGACCCTAACGGGTCTGATTACGCTCAGGCCGTGAGTGAGATCGGTGACGTGCCGTTGATCGTGGAACGTGGCGATTGCATGGTTTCCCCTGATTGTGGGGATTATACGGCGCATGGCGTGAGCCTGTCGGACGCCGACCGTGAGCATGGTTGGGAATTGTCCTACGAGGATGGCGGCATGGTTGTGTCACGTGACATTTCATTCCTCACCCCGGCCGAGCGTGACCATCCTGAGATGTGCGAGACTTACGATGATTTGCCGGTTGTCGCCCCTGAACCGCAGGCGGTTGAGCCTGAACCGGATACGGTTGAGATTCCCGAAGTGCCGCCGATTCCGTCCAATGATACGCCGAAGGTGATTGCGCAGCATGGTGTCAAGGCGCGCGTGGTCACGATTCCAGGTGGCAAGTCGGTCAAGGAGTTGGCTGACGTGTTTGGTGGATATGTGCATAAGCCGCGTGGCTTCCGTGATTCCAAGGGCCGTCGCGTCGCATATGTCGCGTTCGACGGTAAGAGTGGCGTGGTTGCGTACCGTGACTACTACCAGCGTGGCAGTGACCAAACGTTGGAAGAGTCCGTGGCCGCGTACCTCGCTCAGCATGAGATTGTCGAGGTGGCATGAAATGTCACGTGTCGTCATCACAGCACAGCAGGTCAAGGCCGCTTTGGAGGCTACCGGCTATTCGTCCATCGAGTCGAATGTTCAAGCCGTGTTGAGGGAGATTGGCAAGCGTCCCGCATTGATAACCGCGTATCTCAGCACGGTTATCAACGCGGCTGCCGACAATCTGCCTGATCCGCGTCATATGGATTGCCTGTTCTAAAAAGTTTGGCCGGACGGTATGCCTAGTACCGTCCGGCCATTGCAAACAGTAATTAACTCAACCAAACCATTTGCAAGGAGATTCTACCATGTCCCGTCATTATTACGCTGTTTATTGGCCTTACGGTGTCAACACTTTCAATTTCGACCATGAGCCGATTGGTACTGTTGTCCCATTCGATACGACTAAAGCGCGTGACGCTTACGTTGCTGCTGACCGGTTCGACGGTAATTTTCATAGGAGCGTGCCGGATTATCGATTGATGCGCAAGATGATGCTTGAGGCGCTGAGAGAGTTCCGTTCGTTGGATTCCAAGGGCTACGAAGGTTGGCGTGTGGATGGCGTCTTCTATGAGTCTCTTGGTGATGCGTACAAGGCGATGTTCGATGCTGATGCGCAGTTGCGTTATGACCTGTTCGGTGACGTTGATTCGAGGGAGGCGTGAGTGTCATGGAGACACTGAAATTGTGGGCTGATTTTCACGTTGGTCAGCAAATGTATGCATATGACCATTTTGATGTGGTCGAGCGTAAGCGTTATTGGCGTCCCGTGCCGAAAACGTATCTTGTATACGCGTGGCTGCGTGACCTGATTCGTGGGATGCGTGATGCGCGCTTGGGTGGATTCCAGGGTTGGTTGTACTGCGTTGTCAAGGATGGCGGGTTCACCACTCAGGAGTTCATGGGGTTCAACGATGAAATCGAGGTGTTGTGATGATTGACGTGAATATGCTGCCGCGTGAGCTTACCGGCTATGTCGGTCATGTGTGTGGCATGTGGTTCGCTTGTCATTTCAATGATTTTGAGCCTGTGTTCGTCCATTCCACGGCGGGCATCATCGGTGAACTGTACGAATACCTGGTGGATACGGTTCAGGACAATTCGATGAATGGCGGCTTGGATTATGAGGATGCGGAAGAGTACGCGAAGTTGGCGGCTACCGTTCCGTGGTCTATGGAAGAGATTGACCGCGTGGCGGAACAGTCTTTCCGCTACGTGTCTGACCGAACGTTGCAGGTGGCTTACGCCTTGTGCGTCCTCACTTTTGATGCGATGTTCCCGCAGAAAATCGAGGTTGTCAAACCGGACGTGCGGGAGACGTTGTTGAGCGTGGCGTTCCCGCATGATTGGCAGCGCCGCATGGCGGAGTCTGACCATGATCGCGTGAGCGTCTACCGCATGGGTTTGGAATGCGTGACGAAAGCGTATGACAAGGTTTTCGACCGTCTTGGGGAGGCTGACTGACATGACGCGCAGTAGGAACAGACGACTTCGCCTCATCCCATCCCACCTTCCACTGATCCGCGACAAACTCGTGGAATACGAGCGGGTCGCATTAAAGGAGGAGATGGCTGCGCACTCGCAATACGAGCGGAGCATGGAAGCGGCTTGGAATTTCGCTGATAATCTCGCCGTCGCGCAGCTTTGGTGGATCAGCCGGGACATGACGGCGCTGGCGGAAGATACCGTCCGGGCAGGTGATTTCCCGAAATCGGAAGCGCCGGCGCAGAGCGGGCTTATCTTCTTCGACGGGGATGTCCAAATGGTCAGATTCCCCGTGACCGACGACGCGACGGGAAGGAAGGTCGGAGACGCCCATGTGTCGGCGCTCTTCTGGCAATGCGACGGCAACGGCGATATCGAATTGATGGGATTCACGGACCATCCATGCGCTCTGAAGGAATGCGACGCGAAATCATTCTCACTGCCGGTCATCAGATTCGCCAACGGCATTTTCAATGAGCATGTCGGCGGTTTCCGATGGTTCGGCGATCTGCTGCGCGCGGTGTGGGCGTTGAGCGCGGAACCGCATATCTGCGAGGCGAAACCGGCGAAACCCGATATGGCGCATCCGCTGCCGCAGCGTTTCGACCCGGAAATCCGCAAGGTCAAGATGCTGGTGCTGCGTGAGAATCTGCATCGTCCAGGTGAAAGCTCCGACAATGACGAACAAGTGCGACGCGAATACACCCATCGTTTTATCGTGCGTGGTTTTTGGCGTAATCAGGCGTATGGGCCGGACCATTCGCTGCGCCGCCGCCAGTGGATACCGCCGTTCGTGAAGGGTCCTGCCGACAAGCCTTTGATCTGCAAGGAGACGGTGCGCATATGGAAACGGTGAGCGACATGATCGCCGGTTTTCTCGCCGGCCTGACGCCGGGTACAAGGGCGCAGTATCGGAGCGTCGTATCGCGATGGCTCCGATGGTGTGCGGATAACGGCATCGACATGCTGCGGGCGAAGCGCACTCATATCGAGGTGTTCGCCGCCTATAACGGCAGCATGCGGCCAGCAGCGAAAAACACGGTGTGCAAGAATCTGAGCGGCGTGTGCTGCCTCTACCGCTATCTCTGCGAGGAGGGGTATATCGACTGCGATCCGGGCGAGCATGTGCGTAGGCCGAAACTGTACGGTCATTCGGATGGCACGTACCTCACCCGCGAGCAGGCTAGGCTTTTTCTGGACGAAGCGCGTGGTATGGGTGCGCGGACGGATGCCCTGTGCAGTCTGCTGCTGTTGACCGGTGCGAGGGTTGGTGAGGCGCTTGGGTTGGATGTCGAAGACTGTCATCTGGATGACGGGCGTCCGTGGGTGCGGTTCGACCGCAAGGGCGACTGGTCTCAGCGTGTGGCCATTCCCTCCGATGCGGCCGAAGCTCTCGCACGACTCATTGGCGAACGTAGGCGTGGTGCGGTGTTCCGTGAGGATTCCGGCGCGCGTCTGCGGCAGCAGACCGCCGTGGGCATCGTATCGTCCGTGGCATTGCGCGTGGGCGTGCCGGATATTTCGCCGCATTCATTGCGGAGGACGTTCTGCACGCTCTCCCGTGACGCTGGCGTGCCGGACAGGGACATCATGGCCGCAGGCGGGTGGAACAGTCCGCAGATGCTCGACTATTACGACATGTCCCGTCGCGGGCTGAATGGCAAAGCTGGCGACGGATTGCAGGATTACCTGGGCAAGGAGGATTGATTTCCACAACACGCCCGACTTGAAATGTTACCTTTGGTAACATATATTGTAGTTAGCAACAAACGGGAAGCATCAAGGCATCCCCACAATCACAAGGATATTGAAATGATTACCATTCGTATCGAAAAAACCAGAGGCCACAAGTGGAATGAGACTGGCACATTCGCACTGGAGTTCCCGAAGTCGGAATTACGAAAGCGCGTCTATGACTGCCAGCTCGACAAGGACGGCGAAACCGAAGACGCATGGCTTTGCATCCCGTCCGAACGGCTCCGTGCCAAGTATGAGCGGCTCGTCGCTGACGAGGAGTCCACGCAATCCGATTACGACAAGCTGTACGAAGAGCTTTCGGCTTACTCAGACACGTTGACCACCGAACAGCTCATGGACTGGTTCATCGACCTGAACGATCCTGAAACCATCATCGGATGGACCGAGCGCATCGAAGCCCACAACGCCTACATCGACGTGATGGAGCCGAACAATGCGGTGCTCAGGAACCCGCTTGACGTGGATTCGACGTTCCATATCCGCATCTACGATTACTTCATCGATTTCCATGAGGATAGGGAGATTGTGGACGACTTGGAGTTCACCCCGTCCGACGTGGAGGCGGATGATTGGACGGAGGACATCAAACGGTGTCTTGAGGAAAACGGGTGGCGTCTTGACTCCAAGATCGGAACGGATTCCGATGATTCCGATTTGCTGGTGTTCGATTGCGTCAAGGCGTGACGTATTCCGCTGAAAATCGTTGTTCTGCCGGTTCCAGCGTGTTTTTCATGCTGGAGCCGACGTTTTCCGTGTTTTCATGATTGTCTGGAGGTTTGATGACGTTTGGATCGAAGGCCGCTTTTCGTGCGGCACGGGAGCGATGCGGCATCAGTCAGAAGATGCTTGCCGACCGTTTCGGCAATGCCGTGTTGACGGTGAAACGTTGGGAGAAGCCTGGCGAGGCGGAACCACCGGCAGACGTGCAGGCATGGTTGGAAAGTATGCTCACGCAGCATGTCGAAGCGGTCGAGGCCGCGTTGGATGCGGTGGACGGGATTGAGGAAGTCCAAGGCAACCCGCCTGACCATGTTGACTTGCTCTACTATCGTTCGCAGGAACACTACGACCGTTACGGACGGGACAAAGGCGATTACGCGATCGTCAATGCCCGCAGCAGGGAGATAGCCGCGATCCTTGAATCGCAGGGTATCGAAGCGCGGTTCCGTTATCCCGAGGATGATGAAGCCGGTTTCCAACGTTTGGCGAACACTCGCTAAACGCATTTGTTGTTAACAGGGCCATTGTAGACCACTCAGACGTTGCTTAACGCGGTTTGTAGCCAGTTGTCCACTAATTCGGCTTCGTTGACTGGCTCGAAACACCATGCGTCTAATCCGACGTTGATCTCATTGTGATGCCTGCCGAACTCAAGCGGGTCATGCGCGTGCGTATGACCATGCAGGAGCAAAGTGTTGTTCATGCGTGGTATCGCGTATTCGGCTAATTCCGGCGCGTTCCAATTGGTTGAGACTGCGCCTAGTGGTTTGCTTTGCGTGAAGTCTTCACGCCATTGGTAGTGGCTTAGCAATACTGGATATGTTCGGGTTCCGTCTCCGCTTGTGATGTCGGTTAATCCGACTTGTCCGACTTCCCCGAACACGCTTGCCAACTTTTCCAGCGTGCGGCTGGAACTGTGCAGTTCGTGGTTGCCGAGAATCAGATGCCTGTTCTTGCGTGGTACATGCAGGTTTTGGATGCGCATTATCGCTTGGTCTACGCTCCACGTACCACCGGAACTGATGTCTCCGAGGATGTAGAGTTCGTCTTCCTCGCCAACATACGTGTTGATGCTTCGGATGATGTCGGCATCATGCTTCCGCCAGTCAACACAGTTCTTGAGCGGCTTATGCTCATGTTCGGCTTGTTGTTTGATCGATGCATCCTTAGCGTATCCGGGTAGCGCGTATCCGCGCAGCGCGGCCACGAACGGATGCGCGAAATGCAAGTCACTAGTGAACCACTTCATCCTTAACACCGCCCTATTTCATTATCCATCCCATACTGCTTATCCCATTTACCCAATGCTTCCAAAATGTTCGGCAGTCCAAAATAGTCGTAGTATTCGCTGTAACGTTCGCCGCTTTTCGTCTCGAATGCGATGGTCAGCATTTCGGGGTCATCGCCACAGGTTTCGCAGACCGCTTCGCAGAATGGCGAATAATCGTAGCCGACTACTCGTACCGGCTGATCGTCGCTTCCGTCGAACAGTTCCGGTGATTCGACTTGCAACACGCGCATAAACAGTTCGTTCGTTGATTTACTGGTGGTGTTTTCCGTCATATTGATCTTGCTCATTCTTCCTTCCCCCTATAAAAAGCCATTAAAGGCATATTCTTTTTTACCAAGGCGATAATAGCCATCATATGAATCTTTTAATTGAAATTTAAACTTTCGAAAGAAAGGCTTATACTGCGTTAGAGACTCCTCTGCCACAGTCACGAGAGGATAATCATCCTTCAGAACATCCAACGCATGTTTAACTAAAGCCGTACCGACACCTTGTCCACGGTATGGCTCAAAAACACGCAAAGAACAAATCTTCTTTTCCTGTTCGCAATTTTTAATTATACAAATTCCCGCTATATCTTTTCCAATTTTTGCCAGAAAAATCTCACGAGTGACACCCAAATTAGGTACCACTTTTCGCATAAACCATTCATCAAAATCTGGATAAAACCGCGTAAAAACATCCAGATATGCATTCAATAAAGAATCACCAGAGATAGTCTCAAGTGAAAAAATTTTAATCCCATCAGACATCATACCCCTCGATTCTTCAAACACTTAAACTAAAAAACAATCTTGTGCCCGGTTTTCGGATTGACAATCTTCATTCCGCGTAGACTCCTATGTATTCCCAGCAGTTCGCGTCCACAACGCATTCAATGATCGGGAGAACGTCGAAGCCTTCACGGTCGAGTTCATCCCAACGATGTTCCGCCTGCTCGAATGTGGAATAAACGCCCATGATGCTCACGTACTCGCCGTATTGGTCAGCCACTCTCTCCCTCATGGTGAAATACGGGTACCACCTATCTACCGGTTTGAGCGTGTAATCCCTGTATTCGTCCCTGTCCATAACGTTCGCAGTGACGACGTAGACTTTCATGCTTCATCCTTACCTGTGGTGAATTGGAGTGTGTGGAGTCGGCGGCGGTCGGTGAGGTTGATGCCGAACATGCCATGCGAATGGAATTGGTCTACACAATGTTTGATCTCGCCATCCACCCGGTAGGTGGTCGAACGACCATTGTCGTCGGTGATGGTGATGGTGGTCAACGCATGACCTCTTCCACGGTGGCGAGGTTGCTTGCCATAATGGTTTTGCTGACGCCGTTGCGAAGGTTCTTGAACGTGAATGAAAATGGTTTCATGCAGTTCTCATCCTCGAAGTCGATGATGCATTCCATGTCATCCCAACAGTTAATCCATGGAGAGCCGACCAGTCTGGGTTCGGCATGAGTGTAGACGATGACGCCTTCCTCACGGTCGGTGTACGAGTATGTGAATCCGAGTTCGTTGAGTTTGACGGCGTATGGCGGATTCGATAGGTCGATTTTCACTTTGCATCCTTTCCAACGAGTCCCCAAATATCGTCAACCGGAGTGGTTTGCTGCATCAGCATGTACACGTCCGCGATACGGTAGATGGGATGCCGCCCTTCCTTGCGTACCGGGGTGAGCTTGCCCCTGTGCGCCCATGATTTCAACGTGTTCGCGGATACGAGGTATCCAGCCTGTTGGAGTTTGCTTCTGATGTCCGAAGCAGTCCCCGTGTAAGTGCTGTGTTTGATCTTGTCTTGCATGAGTGTCCTCAAAAAGTTGATGTTCCAAACGTTCCTGCATCCACGGCATTTGACTTGTTTTGCCGTCTCGTCAGCGCTTAACGGCATGTTGCAGTCAGTGTTGGGGCAGTTGCCCAAGCTAACCGTATGGCCTTGATTCAACAGGCGCTGGCATTTGTCGCGTGCAATACGGATTTCAAGCGCGTACACGGGTGTTGCCGTTGAGCATAGACACGCGGGTTCGCCTTGCTTGGTTTTCTTCACGGCTATCCGCTGCGCCAACACGTTCAACGGATCGTGATTCAGGTATTCGACGCCTAAGCATTTAGCGAACGCGGATAGTGTGCCCCACACGCTATCATCCCGTTCGTCTCCCTCATACAGCAGGTCGAACACTTGCTCCCTCAACGGCGGATTATCAGAGTATCCTCCCCCGCCACCGTTAGCGTCATGATTCTTGTTGATGCGGTTCATCTTGTCGGTTTCCAAAAATCCGATGTTCTTCGTGAACCATTCCAAGTCAGCTAGGAGCCGATGTTCACATTCAGGGCAGAGTTGCCTGGTATCGTCTCGTTCACGCCCGCAACGCAACAGTTTGCAGTCAGCCAATCGCACGCCTTCCAAAATCATGGTATGTTGATTCCGCACCGGTGCCCGAAGGCGTGCGATTAATGCCGGAACATGTCTAGTATACCGGTTGCACCCAACCTTGCAACCGGTATTGGATTAACGTCTCAAACAGTCTCCCGCTTCCGTTTTCTCTTCTCGGGATGAAGCAGGTAGTAGTTGCGTTCGTAGGCCGCCTGTTCCTCACGGCTGAAATGGTGGAATGTCGGACGATGCGCAAGCTTGTATCGGCGGTTGCATTCCAAGACTTGCTCACGGTGTGTCATCCGCCACTGTCGCGTGTGCTCACGTTTCCGTGCGAGCTGTTCCGCAGTAAGCTTGACCGGCTTTTTCGACGCTTTCGCCTTCTTCTTTCCGACTGGCGGCTTCTCAGACGGCTTGCGCCTACCACGACGAAGAACCGCTATGTCAACCGCGAACATTTTCATGATCTCGTCGGCGGTAGGTTCTTCGATCATCAATCCACCGACTTCCACAAAACAATCAAAACAGCCTTCATTCCGTCACCGCCTTACGTGCCACTTCGAGTACTTCTTTCGCCCGCTCGATGTAGTCTTCCTGATAGCCGCAGATTTGCCCCGCGTAATCCCATGCGTCGTCCTCGTCTTTCGCCGCACAGTCACTTTCGACACCATCCCACTTCTTGCAACTTCGCCATAGCAAGCGTTTTGCCACGGCCTCCACCTCAACGTCAGACGGTGGCGCTTCGCGGCCTCGAATATAGGCTTCCTGCAAATCGTCAGTATTGGCAGCGAAAACCTTCTTGCAGCCCGAACCGTCATTCCAGTACTCGGTCGGGTACACCTTTTCGGCTTCATCCTCTGCGATGCTCAATTCGTCCTCTTTCCGTTAGCTTTGACCATGGCCCACAGGATTTCGCTTGCCGGACGCCTCCTGTATGACAGGTCGTTGTAGGACTGCACATAGTCGAGAATCAGTTTCGAGCCGGTCGAATCCGGTGTCAGAATCGCGTTCACTCGCGGCGGCACCATCTTCTGCCATACGATCTCGTCACACAGTTCCTTCGTGCAGACCAGATAGTTCTGATCGCCGTAGAACGTCAGTCCGTTGCCGCTAGTGAAGTCAGCCATGCATGACTTGACCTCGTAGAACTCGAAGCAGCCTTTCTCGACGCTTGCGGGCACCGGCTCACCGTTGATGTTCCAGGGCTTGAAGCCCACGTAGTCCACGCGCCTTTCGTCGGGCGTGTTACGGTCGAAATTGACCTCGCTCGCCCAAAAAGCGGTCTGATTCCTCAACCTCTTCTCCACCAGCTTGGACAGCATGGCGGTGGTTTCAGCCCTGCTCATTTCTTCCTCCTGAAGTACTTGTATTCATCGTGGTGGAACAGGAACAGGTGAAGTCTCCACACCTTGACTGCCAACAATCCCTTGAGCGTGATCGCATACCCGCCATGGACACGCTTCATGAGCTTCCTATCGGCCAATGATTCAAGTATTCGGGAAAGCTCTTGGTTCTCTCGTTGTTGCCAGATGTAGGTCATCCCCTCAGCGATATACAGGCAACACATGTCCTTGTCGTATTGACTAATCATCATTAGCCTCCCTCTCAAGGATGTAGACGTTCGTCGCTGTGACGGCGTTATCACGCAATTCCGTTGGCGGCATGGTATCCACCCGCAGAATCTGCCAACCCTCGTTCAGCAACTCTTCAAACGCACCCATATTCATCAAGGTGCGCTTACCGCCGTAATCACTCCAAAACAGTGGGCAAACCTTGTATTGAGCGCTCATTTCGTATCCTTCCCCTTGTACTCGTCCACGACTTGTTTCCATTGACTGCTTGCGTATGCTGGGTCGTCATACCAGCTCGTAGAGATGTGTTTTCGCGGGCATCGGAGCCGATATATCGACTTGATGTAATTCCCTTCCTGTGTACAGCCCTTAACGATTTTGGGTAGTCTGCCGCACATTGGACACCCGTATTCGTTGCGTCTGCGTTTGAACCACATGACTATTCCTCCGCGTCCTCGCTTTGATTGGGTACCTCGGAAGGCATCGAGCCGGAATAGCCGAGCATGGACCGGCAGTGGTCGATGATATGGTCAAGCAGTCGAGCTTGCATTATGACGCCATACACGAAAGCCTCACTGCCATCAAGCAGGTCGTTGGAATATTTGATTATCGGATTGTCAGACCGGATGACCGACTTCAAATCGGCATAGGCTTCTTCCGCATCCTCTCCCGGCGCTGGTTCAATGTCGGCAAGGATTTTCCTCCGCTGGTTCTCGCACCAGTCGATGATCTCGTTCAACGTCTTGTCTTTCTCAGTCACGTTCGTAGCCATTTGTTATTCCTTTACTGTTCTTATCGTTCCTGTGGTTATCGTCATGGTCGAAGATGCATACGAACACGCCTAATAGCATGAGCACGCAGAGTATCGCTATCACACCCAATGTGATGACGATGAACACGCTTGAAATATTCCAGCAAACATCATCCAGACTCATGTTGTCTTCTCCTCGCAGTCCAAGCATTTGAGCATTCTCACAGCCTCACCGCGAGTGGCCCAGCCGGACGTGAACAGTCGATTGGATTCTTCATCGGTCCTATCCGCGAAGCCGCCGCCATGCGCCCTGCTCCATGCGTCGCCATCATTCGTTTCCGGAAACCACCTGTTCACAGTGGTTTGCCGCCCGGTATCGAGGTTCGTGGACACGATCACCTCTTCGCGGTGGACATATCCGATGCAATAACCGCAATGGGCGCAGTAGACCTCTGCATAACCGGGTTTAATGAAGCCGAGTCTCACGCACATCATTCATCCTTCTTCTGCTCGCAGAATTGTCTTATCGCACTCTCGGCGTCGTAATAGCGTGCGACAGCGCGTATCCACGAGTCGAACGCAGCTTCGGCAGTCTGACACACCTCGCCTTGAAGGCACCTAAGGTCGCACTCATACCGGTAGACAGTATGACGTGGATTGTGATACGTGCATTTGCCGGTGACAATTGTCGGCGCGTGACCGCAGTATGGGCATCTGAGGTAACTTTTCGGCTCCTCCTGCTTTTTCTTCTTCCGTCCGAACATCACTCACCCTTCAACGGATATGGCGCAGTGGTTGGTGTAAGCGGGAACGCATGCGGATACAGGCAGTCAAGAACCGTCCTCCACTTCGCGTATTCGCGGATGCGCTTATCAAGGTCAGTTATTGGTTGCTCCTTACTGTAGGAAGTCTGCTTTTGTGGATTCCATTAGTCCGATAAGCTCGTAGACACTCGCGTGCTCGCTTGAAACGTTCGAGGAATAAGACACTCGTGAATCCCCGATTATCGGCGTGGTGTCCACGCACAATATCCAAGGGGTGAAGTCTCCGATGATTTCTCCGATGGCCTTGCGTAGCTTGTCTCGCTGCTCGTCGGTCAGCTCATGGTCAGAATCGTCAACATCATTCATGGCTCCCCCACATTCCTTCTTCGTTGGTCGCATAGTTCTTGCATTGGAATATCCGCGCCAATTTCTGAGCATCCCCGAGAGCCTTCCACAACGCATCTCCCCTTGATACTCTCTTGCTTATCGGATAGTCGCGTGTGGCACGGAAAAGCCAAGTGTTCTCGATCACATCCCAACCCCATAAGACCAGTTCATATCCATTGAATGTCTCATCCGGCATGGTGTAGATATGACGGATGCTGACCGCGTATTGGTTATTCATCGCTTCACCTCGTTGAGTATAAGTATCGAATCGTATGCTCTGCATAGTTGGTTCTCACCACCGTTGAGACTGATGATGACCGGCTGGAACACTCCCCCGAAAAACAGTTGCACCATGCTGCCGCTGCCGTTACTGAACTTCGTGGTCATCGATTGGAGGAAACCGTCGATAGTGGTTCCCTCAACGGTGGTGGCTATCGCACGCTTGCCAGCGAGGAATGACGATGGCAGGTGCTGCCAGTCGGTGATATGGTCATGCACATTCATGGTCGAACACCCCGTTTTCCAATCGTGCAAGCAGGTCTTTGCCGAAGTTGATTCCCGTCCCGCAGACGGCATTCTCGATGTCTTTCGTATGCTTGTCGGAAGATGGGTTGTCCCGCACTGTCTCACACTCATGAATGAGCGTGTGCAAAAAGTTGGTGAGGTTGGTCAACCGACGCTCCGCACGAGATGTATCGTTAAGATTCACTGGTATCAGCGGGAAAGCGTCAGCATCGAACGTTCGTTTGACCACGCTCCAGTCCATCGTTTCCAGATCACCGTCAGCGAACGGTTCCGCACCACCGAGATTGTGGATATGCCATGCGTCACCGTCGAAGCTCAACAGGTCTTCACCATCCCGAGTCATATACCAGCCCGGTTCCGTTGGTTTGATGGGCATGCCATCAGACGGATGCTCCTGATCGTACATGTCTTTCACCTGCTTGTAGATGTCATCCAGTTCCCTCCCGTCGAACTCCACGGTCAGACAAGTGCCAGCCTTGTCAGTGAATAGATAAGGCATTGTTTTGAAATCAATGCTTCTCAACATTTCCCTCTCCTTCTTCGTTGAACGATGCCTGTAGAGTGTCCGCGAACACATGCAATGCGTCTTTGACCTTCTCGTTGAAACCGTCCGGCACGTTCGCCGTGACATGTCCCTGCTGCATGTTGTCGAGCTTGTTGTCCGTCTTCGTGTACATCGGCACATCCACTTCGACGGATGCAAGCTCGATCTGCGGATAGTCGAACGCGCGCACACGGAACGTGACCTTGCTCGTGCCGACTTTCACTCTGCCGCTCATTGGTGTCTCCTTGGGTTGATTGTTCTGATGGTTCTTGCCGGACTCTCATAAGCGGTACGCACCTCATACGCCCTGTGGTAGAAGTCGGCTTTGGAACGTGCCGCGCTCTCAGCTTCATCCAGTGAGTCGTACACGCGGCATGTGTGAACTCCCGTATCGCCTTGCGGCCAGACGATGTAGCCGGTCTTGCCTGCGAAAACATTCATTTGACCGTCTCCACTGTGTTGCAGCCGATGTATTCGCCGTTATGCTTCAGACAAGCCCACGTCACATCACCGGTCTTGACCGTTTCCATTTGAAAACCCGCATTGGTCTTCTTGTCGATATTGGGTGACATTCCACAAATGAATAAAATCAAGACAATCGTGATGCAGCTGATCGCCGTGAGGGCCACACGCTTCTTATCCATCATTCACCGTCCTTTTCGATGGTGGCACCCATGGCTTCCCGATACTTTTTCGTTCGTTGGAACCGGTCGGCGAGCATGTTCGCGGCCTTGTCGATGATTTCGTCCTTGCGTTCTTCGAGGAAGCGTTGCAAAGCGTCCGCCATCAAGGTCTTCCACATGTTTTCCCGCGAATACGCGTTGGTGTGCGCGAAAACACTGTCCACGGCGTTTTTGGCGAGCTTGTCGAGCACGTCCTTGTAGGCGTATTCCTCGATACGGTTCTGTATGGCCTTGTCGTCAATGCCGATGGCGAACTGCACGATGTGTTCCATGATTACTTTCCTTCCTTTTCGATTTCATTGATCTTTTCGGTGAGGGCTTCGAGCACGTCCACGCGGTCTCCCCACTTGAGGTTCCGCCAGAACTGTTCGAGATCAGCCCAGTTCTCGGCCTGTAGGATGCCAAGAAGCCTGATTGCCTGAGCTTCGAGAATGTCGGCGTTCCGTTTGCAGCACGCGGCGAAGAACGGCACATTATGCGTGATTGCGTCATTGATGAACCAGAACGCCTTTTTCAGGTCTTCTACACCGTTCTTGTGCTGCCACCTGAAGCAGTATTGGACGGCTTGGCCCCAGTCGGAACTAAGTAGTCTGGATAGTTCGATGCATTCGAACGGGCCATCCTTGTAATGCGATGGATTGATATTGTCAGTCATTTGATTGTTCCTTTGTCGATGAATATTTGCCGTCTGTGGTGAGATACACGAGTCCATGCCAAGTCCGCACCGGCACTTCCAACTGGTCTTGAAACGATTTCACACACCAGCCGTTCTCATAAGCGATAGTCGGATGCATGTGAACGAAACCATGACAGCCCGTCGTACCCGAACCGCAAAGCAGAATCAGATTCTGCACTTGATGCTTCTCAACCCTCGTGCATTGGCTACGGAGTTTCCGATGATGCCGGGAACCGCCAACCGCATACAAGCTTCGGCCACAACGCACGCAACGTCTCCCATCACGATCATCAACCATGCGGCACGTCTCCTTGGATGGATTGTCACTGCTCACTAGGGTTCTTCCTTCTGGTTTAGCTCATTGGCTTTTTTGACGGCTGACGCCATGTCGGTCACGTCATCCTGCGATTGGAGGTGCAAGGCTTTCAACGTGTGTTCGCAAGCCCAAGTGTGGACGTGTGGCTTCGACGGTGGGATACCACCCATTTGCGCCCGGTTCTCACACCAGCCACGCCATAGGCGTATCCAATCCCCCACGGTGCTGATTCTGGCATAGTGACGGACGGAGAAAGCGTTCCAAGCATCCTGTAAATCCAAGTTCGGGTAAGCGGTGCGCATCATGCTGTCCGCCGCCGTCAACTCTGTGGATTCTTGGAACATGGCAAGTGTCATTTCTTTGGAAGAAGAATAATATTCTTCTTCTTTCTTATCGGGTACGGGTACGGGTACGGGGCATGCGTTTGCCATCGGTTTGCCATCGTCTTGCCATGCGTTTGCCATCGGTTTGCTATGGCATTTGCCATCGGTTTGCCATGCGTTTGCCATAGCATTTGCCATCGGTTTGCCATTTTTGCCATTCTCGGGCTTCTTCCAACGACGGCTCGCACCCTTCTTGCCCGCTTCACTCCGTTTCCTGCGCTTGGCATCCACTTCGTCACCGTCCGGCTGATAGTCAGCCCAATCATGGAACACGTATTCGTCCTTGTCGGCGTCATACTCCCACAGGCCCGCATCGCAGAGTTCCTGAACCGAATCATCGGAGCAGCGGAACATGGGAATCATGTTCGCTGGGACACGTCCTTTTGTCAGCTGTTGCGCGGCCCACGTGCCTGAACGAAGCCATAATGCGGTGGCGTCATTGGACAGCATCGCCGTCTTCGGATTCATGCAGAACCCATCATCGACCTTGAACCACATCAGCCCAATTCTCCATTCCCGTAGATTTTCCAGATTGCTTCCTGCCGTGGCGTGGTGCAGGGCAGGTCGTCGAAGTTGAGGTTCGCCCATCCGCTTCCCACGTGTGGTTTCGCCATCGCGTCCAGGGCTTCAGCGATTTCAACCAAGTCCGGTGGCGGGTCAAGTTTCATCACAGTTCCTTTTGCAAATGATTTCCAAACCGGGCTGATACCGGTAGGTTGACTGGTTGCTGTAGTAGGCGTCCCAGTAGGCTCCGTAGTGTGGATTGTCGGCAGTGCTTTGGTATGGGACTGCTTTCCTGTCCTGGAGGAGTTGGACGATATGGCGTCCCTTGTCGGTCAGTCTGAGCGCATTGCCGGATACCAAGCCGCGCCGTCTGAGCGCTTGAATCCACAGCCACGGTTTCTGACCTGTTTGAGCTTCCGGCATTCGACCGGTACGCCATATGCTGACAAGCGCCTCATGCTGTTGGCTGCTCAAATGGATGCCGTTGACGTTGACTGCTGGAAGAATCATCGTCCACCTCCGAGCGGTAACCCACTGTTCAACATGCCCGCCAATTCACCCAATGTGAATCGGATGAACATTCGAGTGCCCGAGTCAACGCATTCCATAGACGGTTTGGCCGGTAGCAGAGTCTCGAACTTGTCCCACACGCTCAGACTCGTGTACGCGGGTTGAGACGCGATCCACTCACGCTCGTCCATCACGTCAGCATCGAACATGCCATCGGCTTGTATGACGAACGGATATTCGGAATCAATGTCACCAGCCGACAGTTCAGCCTTATCGAAGCATTTCACCATCGGCACGTTCGGATTGGCGAACGTCGAAACACTGATCGGCCGCCCCTTGTAGTACAGGTTCTCAACATGGTCGAGACGCTTATCGTCCAACGCCCAAGCCAAGTAATCCCAGACACGCAGTTGGAACAGCATCTCACCGGTATTCAGGCTGGTTTCCGACATCGCTTATCATCTCCTTCGTGTTTCTGACGAGACTTTCCAACCCGCCGTGAATGTCATGCAAGGGTTCTATATGGATTTCCGTATGCGGCTCATAAGGATTGCCGCCGTATGTCAACGGCATTCCCTGCCGACGTTTGACAAGCCGTTTCGCCCGTTGTCCCCATGCCATACGGTCGGGTTCCAGCATGGCGCACAACGTGAGTTTCACCTGCTGGTCATCCACGTAGGCCAAACCGTTCAACGCGTCCTTGACGAGCTTTTCCAGATTGTCCAAATCCGGTTTCCCATGACGCCCCTTATAAAACATGAGAATCATCATCACGTCCCCGTCCAATGGTTCGGCATGAGGGTAGAACATGTGGAATTGGTTCCGCACCAGTTCCTCAGCATCCCTCGTATGCTGGGGGGTCACAGCCCGATACCCGTAGAATCGTGGACGGCCCTTCGCGACGGGTTCGCCTGGAATGTCGAAATCATAGGTCATAAATCCCATATGCTCGCGTCTCCAATATCATCCCAATAGTCTTCGGCTTCCGACTCGCATTCAGGACAAGTGGGGCCGTAATATTCGACCCCATGCTTGTCGCACCATGCGGGTTCGGTAATCCCAGAGAGCGGAACCATCAGAACAGTGTCGCCTCTCCAAGCTTCTCTTCAAGATCGCGCATCAGATTCACCGACGCATCCCAATAGGAAGGCTTCAATTCAATGCTCATGCCCTTGCGGCCAAGTTTGATTGCCTCGTACACGGTCGAGCCGATGCCACCAAACGGGTCGAACACAAGCTCGCCCTTATTGCTCCACAAGCGGATGCACCGTTCGATGAAATCCAATTGCAGCGGGCAGATGTGGCGTTCGTCGGTGTTCTCTCGCCCAAGACGCTCGTTAAGCGTGTTGGTCTCTCGAATGTTCCACCAGACCGGCTGCGCCCAATCAATCCATTCCTCGTTGCTCACATCGTTCTTGATCGGCACCTGATTCTCGCCCGGCTTGCGGAACATCAGCAGATAGTCAGCCAACGCGGGACGGCTCATGCTGGAATCCTTGTTCTTCGTCACGAACATGAGAGCCTGAGCCTTCGTGCGGATGGCCTGAGCCTGTGGATTCTTGTTCACGGTGACTTCACCGTGGAAAATCCAACCGTTCTCCACATAGGCTCGAATCACATCACCGCGGAAGTCGGTCAATCCAACCACGCCGTCAGCGGTCTTCGTGGTCACAACCTGCTGCACATGCACGCAAGCGATACGGCCCGGTTTCGTGACCCTCAACAGTTCGCGGATGATGTACCCGTAGTTCTCGATGAACTCTTCACGGGAACTATTGTTGCCCAAGTCGCGGGTTGAATCGGAGTACACGTACAGGCTTGCGAACGGCGGGCTGCTCACACTCAGATCAACACTGTTGTCAGCCATTTCCGTCATGCGTTCGCACGAGTCGCCAAGCCATAGTGTCCAATCCTTGCCTTTGGCTTCATCGGTCATATACATTTCATCGACCATCATGCGGCCTTTCCGAAAGAGTTCGATTCATTCATCGTCTTCACCAGCTCGTCACTCAAATGAGTGGCCTGCTGTTCCTTGCGGGTGATGTTCTCCGCTATCTCGCGTTCCAAATCGGAAACCACCACATGCACGTCAACCACGCGCTTCTGCCCGAACCGGTAGCAGCGGCGTATCGACTGGTAGTAGGATTCCCACGAATCGTTCAAACCGCAGAACGCCATTCGAGCGCAGTTCTGCCAGTTCAAACCGAACGAAGCCATGGAACCCTTCGTGATCAGCACCGGAATGTTCCCATCAGCGAAGTCAAGGAACGCCTTGGCCTTGTCTTCCGGCGACATGGAGCCTTTCACATTCACACTGCCGGGGATAAGCCTGTTCAGCATGTCCGCCTCGTCGTTCAATCCAGCCCAGATAATCCACTGTTCTTCAGGTTCGTTGTTGACCAGATCGACACACCGGCTCACACGGTCAACAAGCGTTTCCTTACGGACTCTCGCACGCCCGCCGACGCCACCAAGGTCAGCTGCGAACAATTGGCCTTCCGGGATGCTGCCGTGATAGGCGACAACATCAACGGTCTGATTCAATCCGGGCAACTCATATCCCGCATCATCACCGCCAATATCGGACGGCTTGCGCAATGCGATGGCCCATTGCGACATCCACCGCATCATCGGCTTAACCGCGTGACCTTTCAAACGCCAAATATTCCCGTCATGCACGAAATACGTGGCAAGCATCTTCACACGGGTGGCGTATCCAAGGAACTCGGCCTGATTGCATAGTTCCTCCGGGTCGTTCGGTGCCGGTGTGGCGGTACAGGCGAGACGGTATTTCGTATCCCTGAACGTGTCGATCAGCATTTTGCGGGTCTTGCCGTCCGACTGTTTCAGAATCGAAGCCTCGTCCAACACGACCGCATTGAATTTGGACACGTCGAGTTTCGGCACACGCTCATAGTTCGTGATGCTGAACCCGTCCGACACTTCCGACTGGTCATGCACATAACGCACTTCCATGCCGATTGCGGCGCCTTCGCGGATGGTTTGCTGGCATACGGCCAACGGCGCTAGAATAAGCCCCGTCCCATGTCCGGCGCAGACTTGCCGTAACCATTCGAGTTGCATTCTGGTCTTACCAAGACCCGTATCCGCCCATATGGCTGCACGTCCTACTTTGCAAGCCCATGCGACGATACGCTTCTGCCAGTCGAACAGGGATGGGTGGAGCTGCTGCGGGCTAACGGTGATGCCAGTCTCCTGCTCGCGCAGCTCCTTTCTTTTCAGAAACTCCCTGTATGGGATGATGTTTGCCATGTTGGTTCCTTTTAGTCTGGATTAGAAATCAGTGTCGTTTCCGAAGTTGCCGAACGTGGAAGGCTGATTGTTGTTCGCTCCCCACGAGTCGGCACCCTGCTGTGGTTGCTGGGTTGGCTGTTGCGGCTGTTGGAAACCGTTAGACGGAACATTATTCGGACTCGGATTGAAACCGCCCTGCGGGGCCGCCTGAGCGCCGCCACGTTGAATCCTCTGCACTTGGGCAGTCGCATTACGAAGACTCGGGCCGATCTCGTCCACGCGAAGCTCGACCACAGTACGTTGAGTCCCATCATTGGCCTGATAGGAACGCTGCTTCAAACGACCTTGAGCGATCACGCCCATACCTTTGTGCAAGGATTGAGCGACATGCTGCGCCATGCCACCCCATACGGAACAGTTCATGAACAGCGTGTCACCATCCTCCCACTGGTTCGTCTGCCGGTTAAACCTACGGTCAGATGATGCGATAGTGAAATTAGCCACGTTCTCACCATTGCTGGTGGAGCGCAGTTCAGGCTCCCTAGTCAGATTGCCAATGATCGTGATAACGGTTTCTCCAGCCATTATGCGGCCTCCTTGACTTCTTCATTCTTTTTGAAACTGTTGATGAACAATTGGGCTTGCCAGTCGGTCAATCTTGCGTAATTCACAGGCATTTTGATACGATTGCCGATGGCTTCGGACTCGCGTCCTGCCGGAATGTTCCCTTGAGCTAGGAGCGCGGCCACCTGTTTGCGTAGTTCCTCGTTCATCGGATTTCCACGCTGATAGCCCGCCAACTGTCCGTCATCATCACTGGTCGCCAGACAGAACAAGGTGAGCAGACTGTAGCGTCGAGCATACGTTTCCGCACTCCCGTACCGTTGCATGAACGGCTGTTCACGTTTGCCAGCGGAATCGCCAACAATGATCGGAACGGGTGCCGCGTATTCGCTCCAAGACTTGCTGAAATCCTGCCAATAGTGGGTAACGACGAACCCGTACCCGTTCGGATATTGGGGAAGATTGTTGTAGTGAATGTCCTGTTCGACGCGGAATCCCAACACTTCGGTCACATAGTTGACCACCGAGCCAAGGTCTGCGTAATCGTATCCGTAGGCTTTACGATTCTTTGGAATCACATTTCCCATTGGTCATCATCTCCAATCAGATGGTTCATCTGCCAGTCAGTGAATCTGATAGGCAGAGGGGTTTTCGGCAATCCTTGGTTGAGCATGTCTTCCAACGGAATATGGTTCTTCCAGTAGAAGCTGAGCCCGTCCAACGCTTCACGGATCTGCTTCACGGCGACAAGTGAGATTTCAGGGTCGTTTTCGGATAGTTCCCAGATCATCCAGTCGTATGGTTCCTGCTTCTCCTGCACGACGAACCTGAACCCCATCGCACCCTGGTATCCGGTTACGAGCCGGTACAGCATCATGTAGAAGGCGGCTTGAATGTGGTAGCCGAACTTGTATGCCGAACCAGTGAAGTCCTGCACGTCATGGCCGGTGGTCTTGTAGTCGTACAGCCACATGACGCCGTCCATGCCGGGATGGTCGGGTAGCCAGTCGGCTTTGCCTTTCAGTTCCAGCCCAGTGGCCGGGTCGATGGCGAACAAGGCGATTTCCGGTTTGCCTTCCACGAGACTGTTCATGTCCGGCGCGTAATCCACCATGTTTTGAAGCTTCTCATAGTCGGAACCGGAAAGGATTACCAGATCGTCCGATTTGGCTTGTTCGGCTTGTGCCTTACCGGCTTTGGTGCGCCCGTCGAGTTTCCTTTCGACCTTCGGGCCACTACCGAGAATGAGACTGTGCGCGGCCTTGCCGAACGCCAACGTACTGTTGTCGAGAGGGTTCAGCTTGTGCCATGCGTACGCTCTTGGAGACTCCATGAACTTCTTCAAACCAGTCTGGTCGATTGCCGGATGTGCGAAATACTCCTTGTCCGGCATGTCAACCATGCTGGGAAATTTCACTTCCGTCATGCTTCCGCCACACTCCGTTCCATAATGTGGGCATTATTCCGGTAACGCCACTTCCTGTAGCCCTGTTCGACAAGCGGGAACAACGAGCGGGTGTAAATGATGGCACCATTGCTGTTCTCTTCCAACAAGTCTCCCTTACCGGCATTCAGAACCACGTTCTTCACGACTTGGCCCAGTCCGGTGAGGTTACGCTTGGCGTCTTCTGGATGCTGTTGGGTCATGTATTCCCTGAGCGTGATACGGTAATCCGGTTCGATTGGATGCCAGTCCGACACGTCCAATGGTTCCGGGATGGTGTCGTCCGCCAGCAGGTAGGTTCGTCCGAACAAGCTGATCTCGTCCGGTACTTTCGTGTAGGTTTCGCCATTCACGTTGATGGTGTCCATGAGAGTTTTCCTTTCTGTGATTGCGTGCTGGTGGATGGAGTCGAACCATCTGACCGCCGATGAATCGAACGGCTGAGATAGCAGCGGCCACGTTCCTTGCACCAGCAGTGGTTGACGGGAGAGAGTGTGTATGTAAGCGCCTAGAGAAATCGACTTTGGAATATGATTTTTTAGGCTCCCCCGTCAACCGGGTTTTCAATTATGATGGGCCGTCTCTCGACGGCTTCGGACGTGGGCGGGGAGTCGAACCCGCGACCCGTAGGGGAAGAAGAACCAGAGACCCCGAGTCATCCAATCCACGTCAAATCCCCAGTCCGGCAATCGCACTAACCGGTGGGGACAGTGGCCGCAACAGGAGTCGAACCTGTTAGGATTCACGCCAATGAATGATGCAAAACCGTTGGAACCCGACCTGAACGGGTTCACGGCCAACATCACGGCAACAGGAAATGTCAAAACCTGAATGCGAGATGGATAAGGTGATTCATGAGTTGTCAAACTTAAGGAGTCCGGCATGAATCCCACAACCATGTGCGGCCAATGCGCCTACGTGATTTGCTGCGCGGTATTGAGTTCGCAGGCGCGTGGATAATATCTGTTTTCAGTTATGTGTCCCCACTGGCCGACGAATGAGTGAACGTGGGTATCCTGCGGAACAACCCGATTTTTGGTTGTTTGTTTGGACTGTCAGCCAGCGGGAAGTCTTTAGTCGCGTGGCGCGAATCTGACGATCAGCCACAATGCGGTGGCGATGTACACGCCTTCCACCATGAGCGCGGCGGTGGTGCTGCCGCCATGCCAGGTGAGCATGAGTGTGGATGTGACGATGAGGGCGACCACCGCGAGGGCGAATTTGATGCGGCGGCGCGGGTAGTTCGGCTTCTGCCGCTTCTTCATTGCTTGCATGTCTTCAAGCCAGTAATCATGGTCAGTCATCGTTACCGTCTCCCGTGTTCACTCGCTTTAACGGGAAAGCTTCAGGCGGGAGCGTTTCGCAGACAGTCGGCCACTTCACATACGGTCTATTGCCATTCCAGATGGGATTAGCCGAGTCATCCCATGTGCGCGCCGACCAGTCATCATCGATGTCCTTATGCAGGAGCAGACCATCATTCGCGGTGACATAGAAGCCCCGCTCCTTCGGCTCTTCGGGCAGTGGCTTTTCATACACTTTGACGAGTGATGCGACCTGTGCGACCAGACCGCGCACGGTATTCCAATCGTCTCCGTCGCTTGCGGTCTTCAACTTATCGAAAAGCTGGTCAAGCTTCACCAAAACACTGTCATTCATTCCAATCAAATCCTTTCGTCGGTTCCAAGCCTGTCGGCCTGAAACAATTCCTCCCATGCGTCAGAAACGTTTCCGCAAGCCCACAGGAAACAAGCTTGCGCAAACTTCTGTAGACAACGCTCTGAGCCAATTGCAGGTCTTCCGCGATCTTGTACGAACTGGTACTGAAACCGGTCTCATACTTCATGCGAAGCGACTCGTACACTCGCTGCAATACCGGCTTATCCCGCTGATAGTCACGTTTGGTCTTATGTCTGACCCGTTCAATCCAACCCGCGTTGGCGGCGAGCATGGCATCCAAGTCGATGCCCGTCTGGACGCTCCACGCGACATCAGGCTGAGCGCCGGTCATGCCGAAACCTCCCGTGGACTCTCGCACACCTGGTCGTAACGGTCGAGAAGCTTCGACTTCTTGTACGTGACGGTCTTGCCGCCCTGATAGTCGGCGCACACCCTGTACAGTTTGTCGAACTTGTCCGCTCCAAGCTTGAGATACCTGGCGGCTTCCTGCCTGTCGAAAATCTCCTCTTCGACAACAACCTTCCTGTCTGTCAAAACCTGCTCCTATCTTGATTGGCCGTGAACGTCGGAAGCCCATTGGATGAACGCGCCTAGTTTCGATTCTGGAACCTCATACAACGTGCTCGTCTTGAGTCCATCTTTTTCAACGATTGACCCGCCTTTCCGATCATTGATACGGAAGACGCAGTGCCCACCTTCGTCAAGAACGAACTCATGCGGTGGCGCCGGAGGATTCAACAACGTCATGCCGCCACCTCCGCGTCAAGCACTCGCTCGAAACTTTGTTCGGACAACCGCTGGTGGATAAGCGCCAATCCCTTGCGTGTCAGCTTCGGGGTCGGCGGATAGGCGAATGGCGTGCCATCCTTGTGGATTCCGTGGGAACGGGAGGACACCATGACCATGTGGCCTTGCCTCACGCGACTTGACGCCGCGCACCACGACTGGTTAGGCTGCCGGTAAATCCAACCGTTATCCACAAGCCATTGGCGCAGCTCATGCTCACCGATCAGCGTGCCGGAATTGCTTAGGAGTTTCGCTGCGTCACGGACAAGCAGAGCATCGGGAATGTTCGTGAAGTCATCCAACGCCTTGGCTTTCGGCTCAAGCTCCTTGACCTTCTCCTGTTCCTCTTTCAACTTGGTTGCGAGTTGGATTAGGAAGTCGGGGCTGGTGAGCGCCTTATCCAAAGTCTGCTGAGTCATGTAAGCGCCATGCTTGCGAATGGACGGCAGCACCTCATGCGTCACCCAGCGTTGAAACTCCTTCGCTTCCGGCTTACGCGAGCGCATGACCAGACGATACAGGCCAGGCTCGCTGATGATGTACGCCTGCTGCCGACGGCCAATCGAATCGATGACTTCAGTAGTACTGAACTCGTCATCATCAAACATTTTGACAGTTTCGGTTGGATTACCGAGGTCAAGGATGCTCATGCAATCCTTGAGTACGAACCAAGGCTCCCCCGCCATGTTGGTCAGGGCGCGTAATGATTCGCCCTTGAAATCGAATCGCTGGATTTCATTGCTCATTTGGAGCCTCCTTAGTATTCGACTGCTTCGATGCGGGTGATGAAGAAGTGGATGCCGGGGGCGCATTCTTTCCACCGGTTGGTGTCGAAGTCTTCGACGTGAATGGTTTCGCCTTTTTTGTACGTGAAGTCTGTGTCGTGTCCGCTGTATGCCGTGGTGTCTGGTGGAAGGCTGTTGCCTTGCTTGTCTTGCAGGTCGAGCACTCGCGCTTTGCTGGCGCGGCATTTGCGCCCCGTGGCGTTGGAGCGTTGCGCGTCGGACGGAATGAGGAGCTTTACGATGACTGATTTCGGTAGCATTGTGCCGTCTACGTATGCTTTTTTCCAGCCGATGATGTCGCATTCGTCCGGAAGGATGCTGGTTTTGGCGATGCTGAGTTGTACATGGTTGGCATCGCTCAGGTCGGCACCGCTCAGGTCGGCACCGCTCAGGTCGGCACCGCGCAGTTCGGCGTGGCTCAGGTCGGCACCATGCAGGCAGGCGCAGTTCAGGTTGGCGTAGCGCAGGTTGGCGTAGCGCAGGTTGGCATCATGCAGGTAGGCATCATGCAGGTCGGCACCGCTCAGGTCGGCACCGCTCAGGTCGGCACCGCTCAGGTCGGCACCGCGCAGGTCGGCACCGCTCAGGTCGGCACCATACAGGCAGTGGAATCCATGCTCTTTGAGGATGGCTTCGATGTTGTCGCCTTCGAGGATGCCTTGAGGTGTGGTGATTTTCATTGTGGTTCCCTTGACGTGTGTGGTTAGGCGGTTTGTTTGATTTGGGCGATTTCTCCGGGTTGGAAGCCGAATGCTTTGTAGAGTCCTATGAGCATGAGTGGCGTGCATTCGTTGGTTTTTTTGGCTCTGGCTAGGACGCTTTCGCTGACTCCTATTGCTCCGGCGAAGGCTTCGTCTGTTTTGAGGCCGCTCATTAGTTTGGTTCGGTCTAGGAAGCCGTCTCGGAACTGCATTTTGTATTCAGCCATCAGCACTGTTCCTTTCATTGTGAAGCATTTTGTTTTTCAACCTGAAAAGTAATATACCACAGTGAAAAGAGATTTTTCAAGTCGAAACACCTTTTCGGCGTGTTGACATGAAAGACTTTTTATTTCATAATGAAATACATGGATAAGAAAACATATTTCGCACAGCTAACGCATGATGCGGCGATCAATGAAATCAGCACCAAGACCGGACTCAGCGTCTCAACCCTCTGGCGTCAATACAACAAAGGATGCGAGTTCAGCGCCGAGTCGGTAATCATCATCGCTAGAGCATATAGCGAAAATCCCGTAGAGGCTCTGGTTGAGTTCGGATATATAAGAGCCGACGAGATGGCTAACGGAAGGACCGTCGCAAGGCTGCATGACGCTTCGAATGACGAGCTACTTCAGGAACTCGCACGCCGTCTCAAGGAAAACGCTGACGCCGACTGGGTGAACAGTCCAATCATCTACCGTGAAGAGTTCGACATGGCTGCAAACGACGATCCGAACGCGAGACTCGAAGCCGAAACACCTGAAGACTGACGACAGCAATGAATATGGCGGCGGTATTCACTCGTGATGCCGCCGCCTAATAATACGAAGGGAACAATGTCTCGAATCACCATCGACGTTTTGGAACGTCAGGCCGAAGCCATGGGTTTGAAGGTTTTGGAATCCGATATTCCAGGCACTACCTGCGGCCTGTACTGCGACCGGCTGCGGACGATATGGCTTGCCGACTGGCTGAACGACCGGCAGAGGCTCTGCACCCTATGCCATGAGCTTGTGCACGCGAAGTATCGTGATCTTGGCTGCGGCACGCGGTTCGGCGTGAAGTGCGAGCGTAGGGCGCGTCGCGAGACGGCGTTGACGTTGATAAGCCCGGCCGAGTTCGCCATGGCCGAACGGACGTGGGACGGCGACACCTGGCATATGGCGGCGGAGCTGGACGTGACCATGCAGGTTCTCGCGGATTACAGGCAGATTCTCAAGGATGGCCTGTTCGAGAAACGCCCATGATTCATCAGCCATCAATTGGGGGGATAATCCTTGTTGAGACATATTGCAGGAGAGCAAGGAGGACATCATGGTTCCTATATTCGTTATCGCCGGTATCGCCATCGGTATGGCCACGTTCGTTCTGCTGATCCAGACGGCGGTGAGAAACGGCATTCGCATGTCCGGGTTGATTGACTGGCGTACCCAATACGAGTTGGAACGCATCGACGATGCGGACGGCGGCAAGCCGACGTTGCACGAATTGTATGAGATCGCGGCCAAGACCGATTCCGCACCAGATGCCATCGAGCGGAATGTGAGGGCGAAGGCTCTGGACTATATCGAGTCGCGTAATTCCATCCATGTGCGAAATTGTTGGATTGTGATTGGAGTCGCTGTCGGCGTATGCTTCCTGGCTATGATTATCACTCTCGCCAGCAGTCCTATGTGAACCATGTTTTTCTCGTGCCCGTCTGTTTTGTTGCAGGCGGGTTTTTCATACCCTCTTTCTGACCGTTTGTGCTTTTTAATTGGCAAAATCATGACAAACGCACAATGTAAGAAGAATGTATAACCATGTACATACTTATATACATGTAACTGGAGCTACACCGACAAACTATCAGTATCTACTACCCGACAGTAGTTGTAATTATATCCATGTGTAGAGTTAGAGTTATAGGCGAAAGTAGCAAAAAGCCCTTGCCGCTCTCGAACAGCGACAAGGGCAATCGGAAAACCAGTTTGCATAGATTCTCCGTGCATCAGCATAGCGCTAGGCATGGAGGGAAAGACACGTGGAAAATATGGGCTACAAGAACATGCAAGCCGTATACGACGTAAACCGTGCCGGACGCATGGCGATTCGACGTGGCGATAACATGACCCTCAACAAGAACGCCGAACTCGTCCTCATGTTCATGGCTTCGCAAACATACGATTGGGATAGCGAGAACAATTGTCCTCCAAAGAAACTCATGGATAAGAAAGTGCCATGCCGCTATTACACGCTTGGATGGCGTGCTATCTCAGACTCGCTTGGAATGGTGATGCTCACTCCCGAACAGGCGATGGGCGGTAATGCGGAAGCGAAGATGAAGACCCGTGAGAACAGTATCCAGAAGAGCATCAGCGATGCCTGGGTGTTCCTGCGTGATCGCGGCATCATTAAGACCATCGAACCTGCTTCGCTTGGTAAGAACGCTGGGTTTCTGCTCCTACTGGGCGACGATGCGGAGAATGCCGCAGTGGAACGATGGGCCAGGGAGTGCCTTGGCGTCTGATTCGGCCATGATGACGGTTGTGCCATTCGACCTTTTTTGACCGTTTTATGACCGCGTTTTCGACCACGATGGTCGAATGTCCTCGTGTTCGGTCAACATGATGACGCAATCCAAATAAAGAAGATTATTAGGGTTGTACCTGCTTGATTGGGTTTTCCTGAGATTGCTGATTGCGGTTATGTCTATGAAGGCCGCCACATGGTTCCCTATGCCGTGTGGCGGCCTTCGTGGTTCCGGACGGCTCATGCATCGTGTTCTCTCCCTATTTTGGAGAGAACGGCATGGGCGTGTCGGATTTGGATGGTTCCGCATGATACCGGCTGTTATGCCCTGTGAGACGTTTGGATGGCGTTCTCTCAGGGTTTCATGAACCTTCCCACCTGACGTGCGAATTTGCTGTTACGGCGTGTCGCGGCCCTTTTTCGTGTGTTTTTTGGGCTGGTTTTTCGAGTTTGTCTGAGAATCGGAGAGAATGACCATTTCGGACGCTTCCGCAACCGTTCCCGCAACTGCGGCTGAACCCTACTCGCGTAAGGGTTTCCGCCTTGGCTCCTGCGACTGGGCTTGAACCAGTGACCGTCCGATTAACAGTCGGATGCTCTGCCAACTGAGCTACGCAGGAATGCGCTGTGCACAAGACATGAATCATACGCGGTAAAACGCAAAATGCAAATCCCGCGCGTGTCTCCCCTGCTGCGGCGGGACTACCG